GGCACCACTATCCGACAACCGGCTCTTTCGAGCTCTTTTTCGGGTGGTTTTGTTTGTGAAAGGCAGTACCATTAGTTGACACTAGTGGCTTCAAATCGTATTTCTGATTAAGATTTTTGATCTTATTCAGTCTAAGATTCGAAGACCCTGTCCCTAGCGTCTCAATACCTCAAGCCCTATGGGCCAATGGTGCTTGAGACTAGGTAAACTGGAGTATGAGCTGCCGTCCCGTAAGGAACAGCGGAATCTTCATTTCTATAGGATTTTTCCGACTACAATCTTAATTACGCTCTTTTGGAGCGGATTGTTAAGGATAATCCTTCCTTAGGTCTTTTATAGACCAAAAGATTAAGAAAAGATAACGATAAGATCAATGAATAACCAAGTATTTAATAAAATTAATACTATGGCTTTCAAGAAATCTTTTTCGAAATCTGAGAAGATGTTCACCATCAAGAATAATATTCTTGACTCTCTTCGCGTCCCAATTAGACAAATTTTATATCTGTCTTTTGGTCGCTTGAGAGGTTTATCTAGCAGGGTCAAAGTTACCCAAGATTTCTTTAGCCTAATCCTAAAACTGAAGAAGAACCATGGTTCGGACTTTACAATCAAGTGATTGAAAGCCTGTTACGTGGCGCTTCAGAAGTCTTTAGGTGGTGATCATCTTAGCAGTTTAAGGGAGCTAGAACCCTCTGTTCCTCTTCCTCGTTTGATTAACGGAATTCCGACTGTTATACAGTCGAAAGACCGAGATCTTATAAGGAAAGGGCACAAGGGAGTGATTCTCTACTGAACGTCTATGTTTTCAGTGTATAGAGTACTTAAGTGCTCTTATAAACTAAAGACTTCAACCATTACCGATCCCTTTACAGGCGATCGGGTTTGGTTAGACGCTTTGCTAAACCTTGAAAACTTCCGGTCTTATTTTCCGGAGCTTAAGGGGTTTAACACTGTAGTAGAGAAGAGCAATCTGGCTCCTCGGCGGATCAACCTCCTTCGGTCAGCTTCTCCTTCCAACACTACCTCTTGGCACGGTCTTATAACCGATGCCACTTTGGTTATGTCAGATGAGAAGATGTTCCCTATAGTAACTGAGTATCTAGAGTCGATCAAATCATTAGGGTGAAATACCCGATGGTTTCTCGATAAACTAGAATCTCTTGGTGAATTAGGGTTGAGATTGAACAAATTTTCGGCTCTTAAGACTAAACAGTCTATGACCGGTGAATTTGGACAATTCTCACTGAAAGAGGAAGCAGCTGGAAAACTTAGGATCTTTGCTTTGGTAGATAGTATAACTCAAAATTTACTGTCTCCATTGCATGATTTTATGTTTTCCGTGCTGAAGCTTATCCCTAATGACGGGACTTTCGATCAGGATCTTTCGGTTAAAAGATCTGTCTCGAAGGCCACGAAAGCGGGGATGGCTTACTCGTTCGATTTATCTGCTGCGACTGATCGCCTTCCGGTCGAACTGTCTGTTAAGATCCTTTCAAAGATCTTTTCAGAACGGTTTGCTAGGGCTTGGGCTTCCTTGATGGTCGATCGAGATTTTTATTTCTCTAAGGCCGTTCAAGAAAAGTACAATTCCCCAGCTTCTCTAAGATATTCCGTGGGGCAACCCATGGGAGCTCTTTCGAGTTGACCGGCATTAGCGCTAACTCATCACTGGATTCTTCAGTATTCCTCTTCCCTATTGGGTCGTAGAGGTTGAGAAGAACAGTATGAGATCCTAGGAGACGATCTCGTCGTATTTGATTCGGATTTAGCCGCCAAATACTTAGAGGTCGCCCAGAAGTTAGGGGTTGAGATCAACTTATCTAAGTCGATCTCTTCTCCTTCTCTTCCGGTCTTTGAGTTTGCTAAACGAACTTTCGTTGGTGAGCTCAATGTATCTCCAATACCTATGAAACAGTTGCTTTCGAATCACAAGCTTTCGGAGAGAGTCATGAATTTCATGTCTCTCCTAAGCCGAGATTTGATAGCCTCTAGATCAATAATGGGTACTGTCCTTTCTAAATTTGGTACTTGAAAACTCCTTAATGAAAAGGAGGTATTCAAGACACCTTTATTAGCCATTCTTGGGGTTTTACACTCTATGGAGGTAATTCCGCACCGATGGTTGGTAGAGGCCCTAGTCGATCCCAAAAGGGATTTCGACAGCCTGAAGGATTTTACAATTCCTCAGGAAGGGACTATCAAATTAATAAAGGATTGTGGATTGAAAATCCGGGGGGACTCAGATGTGAAACTTGCGTATCCATTCTCTAACGAGGAGGATCGTAAGGAGATCTATAAAGATTATTACCCAGAGTTCGCGAACGTTATTGCTAATACAGCATATACGCTAGCTAAAGCTCTTGAGGTTAATCTTCCTAGTCTTATCACAAAGGAGTCTAGAAATCTATATCTACCTCCAGCTGTGGAGGGGCAATCTGAGGATCCTACTTTAGCATCTGCTATTGAAGGTTTCTTCGATGACCTCCTTTACAGGGATGGAGAGTTTGACGTAGGAGAGCTTGTCGATTCGATAGAATCTAACAAGAAATTCTACTACCGTCAGATGGATATAGAGGACGCTATGAAAATTGATGATCAGGTTAACCGTTATCTATTTAATTATGAACTGACTCCTAAAGAGCAGAACGTGGTTAAAGACGATTCGGCACCTATCATCAAGGTTATATCGAAGATATTGGGAGGTAAAACTTCCAAATATCTTTCTATAACCAGACCCAGCTAGAAGCTAATCCCTTAAGGATTCGCCGAGTGAGTACTTCTCAGTACCCCCTAAAGGGGTTGTTTCAGAGAAGGGGAGGAAGGTGTCTTTTGTTATAAGACATCCGAGATGGTTTAATACTCAAGAAAAGCCATTGGGCCTTCCCTTAATAGTACCGAAGGTAGTATTCATTTTAAAAATGAATACCGACCTCCTTCCCCATCATAGGAGTGGAGCGGGCCTTCGAGAACTTTCGAAACACCCCTAAGGGGCCCTCCCTTGTCTGGACCTCAGAAATGAGGTGTAGGTCGTAAGACTGAAAGGGACTAGTTTTAACTAGTTTCGGACCAGTGTAGGGGAGTTGGGAAAGGATGAAAGCCTAAAACGGACG